AAAAAGATTAACAATGATGATGTTAGACAGATCATAAAGAAATATACCTGGAATCTGGGTGAGATTTATGATATGTATAGACATGACATTAGCCGAACAAATCTCTCAAAACCATCCAATAAAACCAAACTATATGCATCAAGATATTATGTCGTAAATAGTGATTATAGGGTTTATATTTGCCTTTTTAATGGAGCCTCGCCAGAAAATAATTTTATTGGCAATCCTTCTTTAGATGAACCTACATTTACTGACCAAGAACCACAACCAGCCGGTACAAGTGGAGATGGATATATCTGGAAGTATCTTTATACCATTAAACCAAGTGATATTATTAAATTTGATTCTATCAATTTTATTCCCGTTCCAAGGAACTGGGACACTACAACCGAAACTGGTATAGCAGAGATTCGTGATACTGCACAGACAAACGGACAATTGAAGGTCATTGTAATTAAGGATCGGGGATCTCGAATTGGTGATTCAAATAGAATTTACAATAATGTCCCAATCAAAGGAGATGGCACTGGGGCAACGGCAACCATCGTAATTGGAAACAATGCCAGAGTGCAGTCTGTAACGGTCACCAACGGCGGTTCGGGCTATACCTATGGTACTGTAGACTTAAGAGCTGCAGGGGTCCCTGTGGGGCAGCCAGACCCCGTATTTGATGTTATTATTCCGCCTCTAGGTGGACATGGATTTGACATCTACCGAGAACTAGGGGCAACGAATGTCCTTGTCTTCTCTAGAATTGAAAATGATCTAGAAAATCCAGATTTTATTACTGATAATCAAATTGCCAGAATTGGCCTAATTGAAAATCCACTTTCGTATGGTACTTCTTCGTTACTCACAATTCCGAAAGCAAGTGCTCTCAATGCCCTAAAACTAACTGGAATTGGTTATAGTAGTGCAGTATTTGCACAAGATCAATATGTTACCCAAACTGTTGGAACCGGGATTACTGCAGTTGGTAGAGTCGTTTCTTATGATCAACAAACCGGAGTTTTAAAATACTGGCAAGACAGAAGTTTAGTTGGTTTTAATACAGATAAGACACAAAATCCAGCTCCGACATATGGATTTGATCTGGTTGGCTTCACCACGAGTATTTCTGGATCCGGCAGTTATAATATTCAAGGCGGATCAATTAATCTAAGTATTGATACCTCATTCAATGGATCTTCAACTACCATAAATAGTAGAAATTATAGTTTGGGCCAGGAGTTCATTAACGGGGTGTCTAATCCTGAGGTTAAAAAACATTCTGGTAATATTATCTATATTGACAATAGACCGTCAATCACACGATCTATAAATCAAAGAGAAGACATAAAAGCAGTTTTGGAATTCTAAGAAATGCCACAGAACACCAATTTAAATATTTCTCCTTATAATGATGATTTTGATTCGACAAAGAACTATCATAAGGTTTTGTGGAAACCTGAATATCCAGTTCAGGCACGAGAATTAAATACGGTTCAGTCTATTTTTCAAAATCAAATTGAACAATTTGGCAATCACGTATTTAAGGAAGGATCTGTAGTTATCCCAGGGCAACTGAATTATAATAATCAGATGTTCTGTGTTAAAATTGAAAATCAATATCTTGGTGTTCCTGTTAGCTATTATCTACAATCTTTGATTGGTCAAAAGATCAAGGGCAATGATACAAAATTACGAGCAAAGATAGTTTATGCTCTTGATGAAAATGAGCTAGAAAATGAATATGTCACACTCTACATTAGCTATCTTAATTCTGGACTTAATGGAGAATCCGTTTTTTCTGGTGGGGAAGTTCTTACATTAGAAGATAACTTAACTGTAGGAAACGTAACAATTCAGGCCGGAGAAGGATTTGCGAATGCAATTTCGTTTTCACCAACCGCAGTTGGCTCTGGTATTATTCTTTCTCCCGGTGTATATTTCTGTCGTGGGACTTTTGTTAATGTTTCTGATCAAGTTCTGATTTTAGACCCATACGAAAATACCCCAACATATAAAGTTGGTTTTGAAGTAATTGAAAGTATTGTCACATCCGACGAAGATCCGAGCCTATATGATAATGCCCAGGGATTTTCTAATTATGCTGCTCCCGGCGCAGATCGACTAAAGATTGAACTAAATCTTGTTAAGAAACCAATTGATAATACTAACAATGAAAATTATATTGACCTTCTTGAAGTGCGTGAAGGTAATGTAATTTATTCAAAAAATAGACCAGACTATAATATTCTACAGGACGAACTAGCCCGTAGAACCTCAGATGAATCTGGTGACTATTATGTTATTCCTTTTTCTGTAGATGCCCATGAAAGTCTAAATGACAATCTGGGAAACAACGGCATCTTCAATAAAAATCAATTAACATATAATAACAATTCCCCCTCAGAATCTCTTGGTGTATATACCATTTCCCCTGGTAAGGCATATGTAAGTGGATATGAGATCAATGTTGCATCTCAAATATTTCTAGATTTTCCCAAACCAAGAGATACAAAAGCTTTTACAAATCAAAGTATTAATTATGTTACTGGATCCACCTATAAACTCAATAGAGTCTATGGTGCTCCTCAATTGAGTTTAGATTCTCCATTTGTTGTTAGTCTTCTAGATCAGCGTAAAGGGTCTAATGAGACTACTCCATCTGGAAAAGAAATCGGATTGGCTCGGGTTTATGATTTTGCTCTCGAATCCGGTTCATATAATTCTAGTAATCCTGCCCTCAATGAGTGGAATATTTCTCTATATGATATTCAGACATATGCAGAAATTACTCTTAATGAGCCAGTAACACTTTCTACTCCAATAAAAATTAAAGGTACATCCAGCGGGGCTACCGGGTATCTTCGTTATAATGCCACAAATTCTGGAATCATAACGGCATATAATGTCAATGGTATTTTCTCGGTTGGTGAAAGATTTGAATTTAACGGAGAAGAAACTCCTAGTAGGATTGCAAAATCTATTATTTCCTATAGTAATCGTGATGTAAAATCTATCTCTAACGTAGTTGGGGCTGCTGTTACATTTAATTCTGATATTAAACCAGAAGAGAAATTTGCTGTTGGGTTTGCATCTGTTACATCGGCCTCTTCTGGAATTAGTACAGTAATTATCAATCAGAATACTAACTTTTCATTCACACCGACAACAAAAATAGGCAATCTTGTATCATATACAAAACCAGGTGAGTCTTTACCTACATATTCTGTAATTCAGCAAGTTCAGGCCAAATCTATTGTAGTATCTGCCGCAACTACTGTTGCTGGGATCTGCAATGGAAATCTACCGATTTCAAATATTAACGTAAATGATTTGTCGGTATTAAACTCTGCCCTTAATATTTCTCTGGATAATACTCTATACACTAAGTTACCAAAAAGTACGGTATCTAGTGTTGACTTAACAAATGCCAATATTACCATTAGAAAAGAATTTGTTGTCAGTATTACATCAAATCAAACAAATCAAATCAATGCATCTGCAGATGAGACATTTCTCCCATTTGACGAAGAAAGATATGCCCTGATTCGATCCAATGGGGCATATGAAGTCCTCACCGAGGAAAAGTTCCAATTTGTAAACGGATCCAATGGATTAACAATTATCGGTCTGGGTGCAAATGACACAGGAGCCAGACTTATTGCAACTCTAAGAAAGATCAATATCAAAGAAAAGACAAAGAATAAGAATCGAGTTAATAGTATCATCATCAATAAGTCCAGAAATTCTTTTTCTGGGATTGGTTCTACTACTATCAATGATGGCCTTACATATGGCAATTACCCATATGGCACCAGAGTTCAGGATCAAGAAATATGCCTTCTATATCCAGATGTTACTAAAGTATATGCAGTAGTAGAATCATCAACAACCAATGATCCCATATTACCGTCCATCATTTTTTCTTCATTGAGTGGACCGAATAATAAAACAACCGATCTTGTGATTGGTGAGAAGTTTACAGGGAGTGTGAGCGGCGCAGTTGGGATTTATCTTCAACGAATTAATGATCTTAAAATTGAGTTTATTTATCTCAACGATAGAACTCTTCAAGAGAATGAACAGGTCACATTTGATGAATCTGGAATTATTGGTACTGCCCAACAATTAATTCTTGGCGATAGTAACATTGTTAATAACTTCACTTTTGATTATGGTCAAAAGGGGACGATTTATGATTATTCCAGGCTCATTAGGAGAAATAATACTTCTATTCCGCTCAGAAAACTGAGAGTTATTTTTGAGAGTGCTAGTTGCTCTACAAGTGATTCTGGCGACATAACAACCACCAATTCATATAAACAGTTTGATTACTGCGATATTCCATCTTTGGTATCAACCGTTAGCTGTAGCGATATTCTTGATATTCGACCTAAAGTATCGGATTATACTGTAGCCGAGAATGCAACACGATCTCCATTTGAATTCTTAGGTCGGCAATTTAGCACAAGTAATGGGAGCGCGAAAAATATTCTTGCCTCTGATGAGTCGATTCTTTTAAATTATTCCATCTACCTTCCTAGAATAGACTCTATTTTCTTAACTAAAACCGGGACATTTCAGCTGAACAAAGGCGAATCTGCCGAACTACCGTTACGACCCAAAACACTTTCCAATGCAATGGAAGTCGCCACGGTATATCTGCCACCATATCTATGTGATGTAGAGAATGTTAAAATTACATTACCGTCCCATAAACGATATCAAATGAAAGATATTGGTAAACTGGACGAACGAATTACAAATATTGAAAAAGTTACAGTTCTAAATCTATTAGAAGCAAATACAGAGAAACTGTCAATCAAGGATCATAATGGACTAGATCGATTCAAGTCCGGGTTCTTCGTTGATAATTTTACAAGTCTAGATAATCAAAATAAATCTACAGTTTATAAAAATAGTATTGATTACAGGAATCAGGAACTGAGACCCAGCCCATATACTACTGCAATTGATCTTGAACTTGGCTCAAAATCTAAGTTGGGTATTGGACAAACTGCCAATCCAAACATAGACAGAAGATATTTCACAGATATTATTGGGACAAATACGAAACGCACCGGGCAGTTGATTACTCTTGATTATACTAATGTTGTTCATGTCAATCAGCCATTTGCAACCAGAGTTGAAAATGTTACTCCATTCTTAGTTACGAAATATAATGGGATCATTGAACTGAATCCTTCTTCTGATACTTGGATTGATCAGGTTAGATTAGACACTAAGACTATACAAATTGATAATTTTAGCCAGAGGCGGTCTGAATTAATTGCATCTGGCTGGGACCCACAGACTGGGTTTAGTCCTGTAAATTGGGGAGCCTGGGAAACCACCTGGACAGGTACTCAGATCAATGGATTAACTGCAACAACTACCTCAACCCAAAGAAGAACCGGATCAACATTAAGATTAGAAGAACAAGTTTCTACTGTATCTTTGGGTGATTCTATTGTTTCTTCTTCTCAGATTCCTTATATGAGATCAAGGAATATTGAATTTATCGGAAATAAATTTAAGCCATTTACTCAATTATATACATTCTTTGATGGTCAGGATGTAAATCGATTCATTTTACCTAAGTTAATTGAGATCACGATGATATCAGGGACTTTTGAAGTTGGTGAAACAGTCGTTCAAATTGATACTGGCAGCCAATTTATTGCTGGCCAAACAAACACCAACATCTCATTTAGACTTGCAACCGCGAATCATAGATCCGGTCCTTATAATTCCCCTACAGATACATATGGACTCAATCCATATAATCCAGAATCTTCAATTTTTGTTCCGGCTCTTTATTCTTCTACCTCAACTCTATTAAATGTAGACACCTTTAGTTTGGCCGAAAAAGCTAATGGTGGTTATTTTGGATATCTGATTCCTAATAAAATTCTATATGGTCTAAAAAGTGGTGCCCAGGCGACGTTAAACAGAATTCGTCTTGTATCTGATAATGTTGGACAAATCATTGGCTCATTCTTTATTCCTGTTCCCAATGTACAAACCAACCCAACATTCAAAAGTGGAACAAAGGTATTTAAGATAACAAGTAGTTCTATTAACACACAAATTAATAGTACGAACGTTACGAGTGGTGAGAGGAACTATTATTCGAGTGGTGTGTTAAATTCGATTCAGAACACCATAGTCTCCACTCGAAATGCAGTAATAACAACTGGAGAGGTTGTAACAGAGACTAGAAATATTTCCAATGAATCTACGAGCACTACAACTTCTGCCATAGCAGACTTTGTGAGACTTGCTGCTATATTATCACTTGCTCAATTTAGAAGAGATCCATTGGCCCAATCATTCTTTGTTGACGAGCAAAATGGAGTGTTTATAACAAAAATTGATCTTTACTTCCAATCCAAAGACTCAGAACTTCCGGTCACGGTTCAATTGAGATCGATGTCCAATGGCGTACCCACAACCGAGGTATATCCATTTAGTGAAGTTAATGTAAATCCAAGTGCAATATCGGTATCAGATAATGCAACTCTGAAAACCACGATTGAGTTTCCATCGCCAGTTTATTTACAAGGCGGCAAGGAACATGCCATTGTTCTTCTGTCTGATTCCAGTGAATATAATGTCTGGATTTCAAGACTAGGTGAGACAGATATAACAAGTCTTTCTCTACCCGAGTCACAGCAGGTTATTGTTTCTCAGCAGGTTCTGCTCGGATCACTCTTTAAATCTCAGAATGCATCTACATGGGATCCGAGTCAGTACGAGGATCTAAAATTTACTCTTTATAAGGCAAAGTTCAATACTACTGCAGGTGATGTTAATTTCTACAATCCAGATCTAGATTTTGGGAATGGACAAACTGCGAATCTAACTCAGGATCCAGTAGAGTTTAATTCAAGAAAAATTAGAATCAAATTGAATAATGTAATTACAGATTCTAATTTCGTCATTGGAAATACTGTAACCCAACAAAATTCTAATGCTTCTGGAACATGTGTTGGGTTTGCTGGTTCTGCCACCGGCACACTCAATATTATTAATTCTGGACTTGGATATAAAGATGGCACATTCTCCAATGTTCCCCTAATCAATGTGACCGGTAAGGGCACTAATGCAACCGCAAACATTATAATTTCTTCTGGATCTGTGGTTGCACTTGGGGCAACTATTTCCAATGGAGGTCAGGGTTATGAAATTGGTGATGTATTTACAGTCGAAAACTCTGCCTTGGGCTCAACCTCTTATGGTAGAAATCTGAGACTTTCTCTGTCGAATATTGTTGGTAATAATGAAATTATTGTAGATAAGGTTCAGGGTGATTATAAGGTAGGTTCTGGTAATACTGTATCATATTACAACGGAACATCAACTGTAAATCTGACTGGTAGTTATCCACAATATCTTAATGTTTATTCTGAATCTAAAGATGGTCTTCATATTAAAGTAAATCATAGAAATCATGGAATGTATTCCAAGTCAAATTATGTTCAGATTTCAGATGTCCAATCTGATATTCTACCTATTACACTATCACAAAATTATTCTAACGGTACTTTAACTTCTATTGAAGTTACTTCATCTAATGTGGACGTATTGAGTTCTTATACAAAATACGAAGGACTTACTGTATCACCAACCAATCCTGGTTATATTCTAATTCAAAAAGAAATTATTGCCTATGAGTCAATTATTGTAAATGGCAATAATGCAACTCTATCTGGAATCACCAGGGGCATTGATCAGACAAAATCATTTGCCTATACATCTGGTCAATTTGTCTATAAGTATGAATCTGGTGGGATTTCATTAAGAAGAATCAATAAGACCCATTACTTGGGCGATTCTACTATTGCTAGATCAATTGATCTTGATTATTATCATCTGAAGATTGATACAACATCTGGAACTAAAGGTTCTATTTCTGCAAATGGAGCCAATGGCCTGGTCAATCGATCTGAGGGCATTATTAATCCCAAACTATACGTTAAGGAATCGAAAAATTCTGGTGGATATAATATCCTGGCTACTCAGAATATTCAATATAATTTACTAAGACCAATCGTACAGTCAATTAATTTAACCGGGACAAGTCTAAATGCAAATATCAGAACAGTAAGTGGAACAAGTGTTGATGGAACCGAATCTTCCTTCAAAGACATAGGATATCAGTCACTCAATCTTGCATCTAATAATTATTTTGATAGCCCAAGAATCATTGCATCCAAGACAAATGAAAATCAATATCTAACGTTGCTACCCGGATCAAAATCATTAAATCTAAACCTACAACTTGGAACTTCGGATGAAAATATTTCCCCGGTGATTGATATTGATCGCGTGGCCATGATTTGCGTTGCAAACAGAATCAACAATGTTATTCAGGCCGAAGGATCCACTTTTGGTAAGGATCCATATGCGGCCGATTCTAGAGTATCTACATTAGAATCCGACCCATCTGGATTTGTATATGCAACGGAAACCATTTCGTTAGAAGTGCCGGCTTCTTCAATTAAGGTTATTGTGGGTGCATATGTAAATAAAAATAGTGATTTAAGAGCACTTTATTCTGTTATGAAGTCTGAAACTGAAAATTCAATTTACTATCCATTCCCTGGATATGATAATATCTATAATGTTGGAATTCCTATTAATCTAGAAGACTCAAACGGGAAAGAAGATTATTTTATCCAAAAGGCGGATGCATTTGGATACTTGAGTGAAGAATTGGTTTATAAAGATTATGAATTCACGATTGATAATCTCCCTGAATTTAGATATTTTAGTATCAAGCTAATTGGGGCTTCTACAAATACATCATATCCACCTAGACTCGTAGACTTCAGAACCTTAGCTCTTGCCTAATAATGAAAACTCCAATAAATACTTACACTCGTGTTGATGGTTACTCCAATTTGGTTCGTGACGAAACTACTAATGCAATCGTCAATATGAATTATTCTTCTTATAATTCATATATGCAAATGAAAACAGCAAAGAAAGAAGAAATGACGCGAATTGATCAGCTTGAGACCGATATGACTAACATTAAAAATGAATTAAGTGAAATCAAATCTTTGATTAGAGCCGCCCTAAAATGAATCCAGATGCAATTACATTAACCAATATCAATAAACTATTTGAAT